CCCATGCTGGGTTATCGCGTCATTTATTCGCCCGGATGCTTTGATTCGGTTTGCCGTTGTCATGCTGCAATTGAATATTTGTGCGATTCCGGCGATACCATACACAAGGCGTTTTTCTTCTTTCGGTTGCGCTTGTGTCGCTGGTGCTTGCGCCTTGGCGAACAAATCCATCAGTTGCCCAACGGTTAAATCAATGATTCGTGTGTCGCTTGTAATCTCCATCATTTCGCTTCCTTGTATTCTTTAAGCAAAACCCGGAACATTGCGCGTCCGATGATTCCCATCAACGCAAACATGATGATATAGAAGAAATCACTTCCGGCGATGATGCAACGAATCATTGTGCCAAATCCAAACAGGACGATGAACGCGGCGAACACCAATTGAATTGCTGAATTAAACTTTTCCATATTATGCGTATTTATAAGATTTGAAAATCTGCCGTTCCATTGTCGTTGTCACGGCGTGAACGTTGAACGCGGGTTGTTCTGCATCGTGCGGTTCGCACTCTTACAATCACATTGTCGTTGTTGAATATCGTTGGCATAAGCATCGCAAGGAAACAAAGCGCGATGAACTTGCGTTTGATGGGCGACAAGCTGAATGATATGTGGAATGTTGTGCAAAACCACCACGCGGATAACTCGTTGACCTTTGAACATCCGGTTTTCTCAAAGATTCGCCGGGCATGGTTCTCAACGGTTCGTTCCGAAATAAACAGGCGATTTGCAATTTCCTTTTTGCTTGCGCCCCATGCGAACAATTCCGCAATTTCGGATTCGCGTTTGGTAAGTTTCACGGCATCCATAATCAAGCCCCCCACACGTCTTTGATGCCATACTTGGCAAACACCTTTTCCACGTTGTGCGCTTCAAGCACGTTCGGGATGACGTTGCCTTTCAATCGCTGCAAGAACGCGGCGCGTGTTGTCACGTTGAACACGACCATCAATTCTTTGCGGCACGCTGCAATATCGCCTTGGCGTAACTGCAACCATCCTTTGTTGAATGAAAATTGTTCTTTACTCATATATATGTGATTTATGGGCGGCGTGAACCGCCCGTGATTATTATGCGTTTTTCAAGAATGCGTTGATTTCCGGACGCAATTCACTAAATCTTTTGAAATGACGGAATCCGTTGTTGTCCGGTTCGCTTTCAAGCGAAATGCCGATTGATTCAATCAAGGATTTGTCCTTGCTGGATAAAACGACAACGGCGATGTCGTTGTAATGTTCAACGTCCGTCCATTCCGGATTTGTCATCACCATTGAAAACACCTTGTCAATGGTTTGTTGCTTCTTGGCTTGCTCCTTTGCAGCCATCACGCGTGTTGCGTTCATCTTGCGCCACATCTTGCAAAATGTGTCCTTGTCAACATCGGATTGCATATACACCGTGGTGATGGATTCAAATTCGGAAACATCCACCGAAACTTGTGTTCTTGATTGAAATTCTTGGATTGTCATTGTTGCGAAAGTATTTAATGGGGTGGGCGTGCCACCCCGGTTGTTATTACTTGAATGAATTGATGATGTTCAACAAACGCTTGTTCAAGTTGTTTGTCTTTTCATCAATTATGGTGAACTTGTAGCCACGACTTAGGTCAACGCCATTTTCTTTTGCGATGTCAAACCAATCATGCTTTGATTCTTCAAGAGACGCAATCTTGGTTTTGATATTTACAAGTTCCATCACCTTGTCAAGGTATTCGGGATTTACGGCGATTTTCTTGTTGTAATACATATCACTTGCACATCCCCAAGAAAAGATTTGTTTCTTTTCTGCATAAACGTGGAATCCCACGGTCTTGAAATCATCGTTCTTTACGATTGTAATGTTGAAATTCATCATTGTTGCGAAAGTTTTATTTTGTTAATATTTCGGGGTTCTTGCTGGTATTTCGCGAAAAATGACGTAAATTTGCTATTGTTTTGCGTTCATTTTTGCTTTACCTTTGCAATGTTTTTCGTTTACGTTTGCAAAGATACGCAATGTTTCGCGAAATCACGCAATATTTCGTGATAAATTTTCGCTTTATGCGTGTTAAAAAGTGTTTCATTTGAATAAGTCATTGATTATGAACGATTTAGATATTAAGGAAATTCGCGCACATTTGGGCGTTACGCAAGCCGAACTTGCAAAAAGGCTTGGTGTAAGTGAAAGGACGGTTCAAAATTGGGAATCCGGCACGACAATTCCCGAAAGTAAGCACGCATTATTGCGTGGCTTGAAACCGCAAACGTATTTCGGCGGAAACGTTGAACAAACGAACGTGATGGGCAACAATAACATCCAAGGCGGAAAC